CCCGGACTATAAACAAACAAGCTGTCCAAAACGCATAATTATACATACGCCTTGAGTCCTCAACCGCTCCTCCTCGCATCTCGTTGATATGCGTTGCTATTTCAAAAATAGTATTCGTTCCTTTGACGAATCCATTAAACATATCACTTAATCGACTAAAGCCTTGTTCTAATTTAGCTAAATCCGCTCCGTATCCTAATACAGAACTCATTAACTGTAATTTAGACCAGCGCAAAATACCTATTCCCTCATCTGCCGAACGAATAATGTATTTATTGCCGTTAGCTTTAAATTCCCTTGCGTAATCGCCGTTTTCTTTTCTTGGTAATTGCTTCATTTGCGTAAAAAATAAGCGATAGACATCGCCGTTATAATTGCTAAAATTGGTATTGAAAGTTTAACAAAGATAAGCCAATAGGCAATTAAATGCCAACCAGCTACACAATAAGGACAAACATAAATAGGTTTTTCCCACCACCTTAATTCATAGTCGCCTTTAAGCCAAACAAAGAATCGAGGAATAAACCCAAATATCTCGTCATCATAGGTTAGCACTTTTGTAAATAACGCTCCCCATAAACCGAAAATAAACCCTATTACTAATTCACTCGCCATCATATAACTCATCCATATCAATTCGTAATTCGTCATCAATAATTTCATCATTTATTGCGTTTGGTTCAAAACATTCCGGGCAAACAATATAAGGCTGCGGTGAATAGTGTAATTCTTCATGCCCACACTCAAAACAAACAAATTGCCTCATTTTAACATAACTCATTTTCTGCTAATTCTAAATCCTCTAAACAATTTAACCCCATTCTCAAATACGTTTGCATCGTGATCCTCGCATATTGATAGGGATAAGTGAACGCTTGTGTTTTATCCACCCATGAATATTCGCTAAATATTGCCGGATTGTTAACCTCAATGCCATTTATTAGTATATCTATTTTACCGCCTGTTATTCTTGTGTCCGTTACTTCAATACAACCACTATCGATGCCCCTGTTTCCCGGTGTTGCTGTTAGTGTTTTAGTGATTTGATATATAATCCTATCAACTGCGTTCAAGTCATTACTACCAACCTTTTTCATATTTCCCCAGATAACCAATCTCATGCTATCTGAATACACCACTTGACGCCTTTGTTCATCATACTGAAAAGTCAAAGGGTTCGGTGCTTCAATATACATCACACTTGCATAATTAGCATTTGGAAGCATAGCGTAATAATCTCCGGTTTCATAGCATTTCTTCCCCTCTAAATCGTTGGTTATTGGAAATGTTACATTAATGAAGCCATCGCCTTGTTTCACCTGTTTAGTAGTCTTAATAACCAACCCGGCTGCCCTTGACTTAACCTCCGGATCAAGCCAGTCAATTCCTATAAGTGCATCCCTTATACTCGTTGCAATAATTGATTTCATGGTATGTATTTTTGAATCCTACGGCTGTTTGCTTCTCTGACAATATCCAATTCCTCATTATTCGGCGTTAATATGTTTCCCCTCTTTCTTACTTGTCCTCGTAGTTTGTCGTTAGTGTCTTGATTTACACCGCTGACCGTTACCGTTGTGCTGTCATCTGTGTCCTCTGTTACAATCGGTCTAATATTGGCAAATGCCTGTCCTGTCCGGGTAAAGTCAAAGTATTGGTCTTGATACCCTAAATTTCTACGTCCGTATTTAGCATATTTAGACGTATATGGCGCAAATGCACCCCCAGTCGGGCTTTCACCGCTTGTTTGTATTCTTAATTGAACCAAAGCCTTTAAATCACTTGATATACGCAATACTTCATCTCTCCTGTTTTGCCTTAACAAGTTAATTGATTCTTCCAGCTGTTTGTCAAATTCTTCCGCTGTCATTATTGTAAATATCCAAAGATTACGCCTCCATCTACTTCCTCCCCGAATACAATACTACCGTCCTCAATCTCACCAAACGCAACATATCCGCTCAAATCAACACCACAAGCATTGACAAAATCTCGCTGCGCTGTAAATAATAATCTCCCCGACGTGTAATACTGATTATTAGCATTTGAGAAAACAAATACTGGCTCTGATATATTGAAAACTAAATCTGTATTTTTTAAATTACTTATTGTTGCCAATCCAGTCGATAACTCCCTCAATAAAGACAAGGGATAGCGTAATTGGTTTGGCAATGCTTGTGTTACTAATACCTGTCTTTCTTTAGTGAATGCAGACGATAAAACTTGCTGTCCGGTCTGATCAACGTCAATTAATTCCTCTCTTTCAATTTCCGGGTAATCTATCCACCCCTCTAAATATAAATGAGGCGTAAATACATCCCCAAATCTCATACCATGCAAAACATTAAAACTTGGTTTGTAGGTTAGTTTCCACCATCTTTCAAAGTCAACATCGTTGGTGAAGTTATACAACCTTACTATATCGCTGTAAAGGTTAGTGCTACTATCTAATTGAACTTTGATTGTATAATTTCCGCATGGGTGATCCGCCCCAGTATCGCCTCCATTATAGGTAACATAGGTAATACCGCTTTCGGTTGTTAGTGTAATCAAATTATTGTTTAGGGTAATAGCATTCCCGGCAATAGGCAATAGTTTAAATTCAGTTACCGCCGTTACCGTTCCATTAACTCTAATCTGAAAAGGTATAAGTGTTCGTCTATGCACCGGAATCAAATACCCTGCGTTCCAATAATACTTTGCGTATTGTTGGTTTTGGTTAGTATAAAACGGCAATATAGACGAAGCGTTTATTCGATTAATCATTATGCAGTATGTTAAATGACGCTAAACAAGACGATGCGGAATAAGTGATATTACTTGGCATTCCCCAACCTAATCCTGTTTTGATCAAATTCCTAAAATTATAAGTAAAAAAGTCGTCTGGGTTTATAGGCAAATTAATAATCCCTTGACGTTTTGTTTTCTTTGTTGTAATAAATGTGGTTTCCTCTCCATTCATATTGCCACTTTCAAAAGGTCTGTCATATCGCCAATAATTGTAATGCAGGTTTGCTAAAGACAATGGAGCGTTTAATTTAGGCTCATTGGTTATCTTTCCTCTATCTGAAACAACGATATAATCGCCATCAATTAAAACCGCAGACGCTAAAACATATCCATCGTCTGTAAAATTATTGGCGTTTTCGATTATTTCGCTTATTGAGGTTGTTACCCTGCCAAAAGCATAAGACCGGGTATTCTCGCTGCAATCGTTTAGGTATTCAATATCTACGCCCTTAAAATCCCTGTCTTGAACGGTGTCCATCCATGTAAACTTATCATATTTGACCAACTCGTTGTCATCATAAGAATAAGTATTTCGGTTGTTTACCCTTGAGGGATAAGTTACTGTCATATCTTCACCCTCTGTTTCCTCACCCTCAAAATATGATATATGCTCAATGCGTAATATATTACCCGGTTCGACCTTATATGAGCAATTAAAGGCACTTGTTATTTCTAATGCTTGTTTAAGTGTTATGTTCCCAATAAATGCAGCTTGTGCGCTTGTTGGTCTTTTAATATCTGACTTTTGCCAAATCAATAAATTATGCGCTTCGTCTTTTGCCCTTGTGTAAATATCGTTTAAAGGTGCTGTTCCATCGGGATTAATATTAAAGAAATTAGAAATTATAGTTATACCACAACTTTGCACCAATAAATTTAAAACATCATTCCATAATCTCGCCCTAAAATATTGAGGTCTGTTTCCGCTTTCATCAACTCCAATATACTCATATTTCTTTGTTTGAGTTAATCTGTCCGTAGGTATTGGTAGAAATGGATCAACTTCATCAGTTGTCATTAACTCACCAATAAACTCTTTGAATTGAGTTACGGCTGGTCTTGAATAAACGGCTGTATTGTTTATGTTGCAATTATTTGTCAATAAAATGAAGTCTAAAAATGTTGCATCGGTTTGCCCTTGATTGCAGTCTAATATTAGGTTCTCTCGAACATATTTAATGGTTAAGCGGATTTTAAATGTTTTGTCCGGGTTCACTTGAAGTATATCGACTTTTTCCTCTAATTTACTCCATCCGCTTTCAGCACCTAATCCACAAACACTAAAGTCCGGTTCGTCTAATGACGAATAAATTACTGTGATTGGATCGGGACTATTTGCTGCAAATCTTGTAATAACAACATTGTCAAACTCACCTAAAATGCATTCTTGTATTTCAAATACTGAATCTGGAAAAGCAAAGTATGCTGGGTAAGATACATTTTGACTGATAACGTTTACCTCTTTGTCTAATATCTTATCAATGCAATATTGGGCATCCTTTGGCGTTGGTTTAATCTCTACCCTACAAATGTCTTGATTATATGTTCCCTTTCGTGGATTTATAAACCCCCTCCAAACTTCTTGAAACCTGTATTTGATTATTACATCTATTTCCGGACATTGGTTTAGAGCGACCGCTTCTTGTAGATATTCATAGTCATCTCCGGTAAATATTAGCGTGGTGTTTAGGTTTAATCGTAGGTTTTCTTTTTTTTCCTTTTCCTCTAAAGCAAAGACAAAGTCATCATTCAAAGGCTTAACCATTTTTAAACCTAATTCTGAATCAAAATATACTTGCCAATCGGATAAAAACATCAATTATGAATTTCGGGTATTAAATAACTATCCTCGTTTGTCATCTCTTTTACATACATATATATATTCGCCGTATAGCTTTCTGCATCTAAATCTGTCGCTATCACTTTGACTGTCTTCACCGCCTCTTTATAGCTTTTCGCCACCAAAATAACGTCAAACATTTCCTCGCCATCCTCAAATGTCATCTTTACCGGAATTAAAAACTTTAGCATACATTCTCGTTGTATTGGTTTATAATCTTTCCCCTGCGTTGCGCTGTTATCTCGGCTGCTTCTTTACTCATCCAATTTAAAATATGTCGGCATCTATAACCTCCCCGATCAATCAAAACATTACCGCCTTGAATTTTACCTGCCCATGATAATCTATTCCAACCCAACATTTCTTCTTTAGTATAAATGTTATTCATTCTCTCTTTACAAAAGCATCGGGTATTGTCTTTCGCTGTTCCGGCATAAATAGCGTGATCTTGTCCTAACTCAATCGCATATTGCAAATTAGCCGTTGCGTTTACTTGCATATAAATATCCTGAGTCCACCTATCAAAGTATTGGGTTAAATACCCATTAGTCGTATTAGTCAAAAAGTTTTGAGCAAATACTTTTCTAAAATCATTTAGCGATTGCCCAGACTGCATACTCTTAAACATATCGTTTAAGGTCTTATTCACTACAGGGTTTATATCTAATATAGAATCAAAATACGATCCTCTACGAATCTCTCCTGTTCTTTGATCAAAACCATATCTTAAGAATAGTATTTCCGCTGCGCTCTTATTGATTAAGTCATCGACCGGGTTTCCCTGCGCTACCTTTAATAATCCGGTTAAAGATAATATCCTTGTAAAGGTTTGGAATATTCTTTTAAATAAACTGGGTTTGACTTTATTAAAAGCATCTGTCATCGTCTTACTTACCGCCGTTGCTTTTCGCATATTAGTAGCGTTATGATTTAAGACCGTTCGCCCTTGTGTATCAAAACCTATATCTAAAGTATTGATTGAAACATTAGCAGCATCGTATAACAGTCGCTCAACCTTTCTTACAGAAGAACGCCAGTCATCTCTATCCTTATTAGGCATCCGCTCAATCCGTGCTAATATTCCCTCTTCTGTCATCATCCCTCAATGTTTATGACTAGGTTTAACGGTTGGATATACCTAACCACCAAACCATCCACAATCTGCCCTAATACATCAA